CCCCTAAATTCATTTCTGGTTTGGCGCAATTAGCAGCAGACTATGGGATGATTGGAAGCACTTTACAAGAGGACTGATATGCCAAAAACAAAGATTAGTGAATTTAGCGCAACCCCTGCTAATAACACAGACATTGACTCAATCAATTTGGCGGAAGGGTGTGCCCCTTCGGGTATAAATGACGCTTTGCGCGAACTTATGGCGCAACTGAAGGACTTTCAGACAGGTGCTGTTGGTGACTCGTTTAACGGCCCTATCGGTACATCTACGGCTGCTGCTGGTGCATTTACCACTCTGTCGGCATCTAGCACTGCTACCCTGTCTGGTTTAACTGCTTCTACTGCTTTGGCATTAGATGCAAGTAAGAACATAGTCTCTGTAACAAATACTGGAACTGGTAGCAATGTACTGGCTACCTCTCCTACCCTAGTAACACCTATCCTTGGAACACCCACTAGCGCAACTTTAACAAACGCTACAGGTCTTCCTATCGGTACAGGTGTATCAGGTCTAGGAACAGGTGTAGCAACGGCTCTAGCGGTCAATGTAGGAACTGCTGGCGCACCTGTAGTCAATGGTGGTGTTCTTGGCACTCCCTCTAGCGGTACTGTAACTAATCTTACAGGCACAGCCTCGATTAACATCAACGGCACTGTAGGCGCAACAACTGCAAACACTGGTGCTTTCACAACACTAGCGGCTTCCTCAACTGTGACCCTCTCTGGAGGCACAGCCAACGGAGTAACCTATCTCAATGGTTCAAAGGTTCTGACAAGTGGCTCTGCGCTTACTTTTGATGGGACTAATTTAGGGGTGGGTGTTACAACTGCTGGAGCAAAACTTGATTTATTGCAAGAGATGCGCGTCAGCTTTGCAAACGCAAGTGCCTACAGATTTAGAATTACCAATACTGATGGAAATCCAATTCTTGCCGCAGATGGCACTAGCGCGAGTATGGTGTTTCAAACGGAAACAGTAGAGCGTATGCGCCTCACCTCAACAGGGTTGGGTATTGGTACAAGTTCGCCAGCTTCAAAACTTCATGTTGTGGGAACAAGTGGGAGCGCATCTGTTCGTTTGGGTACAGCCGCAGGTTCAAATGAGTATCAATCTATTACCTATGGTGGTGCGGCTGGTGGTTCTGAATATGGTTGGCAAGTAGGCCGTAGTTCAAACACTTCAGGACTTGGTGGTGACGGAGCTTTTTATTTCTATGATATTTTTGCAAACGCTAATAGGATGTCTATCGACACCTCAGGCAATCTAGGCTTGGGAGTTACTCCGAGTGCTTGGAATTCTTCTTTGCGTGCACAACAGTTTGGCGCAAGGGGTGCTATTTATTACGACAGTGGTTATTACGGAGAAGTTGGTCTTGTAAACAACGGATATTGGGCGGCTGGCTCTGCGGATAATTGGAGATATACCGCATCAGGCGGTACAGCGGCTCTTTATAAACAAAACCAAGGCGTACATTCTTGGAGTTCAGCCGCATCAGGCACAGCAGGAAACGCTATCTCCTTTACTCAGGCAATGACGCTGACAGCGGGTGGTGACTTGATGGTGGGGAAAACATCATCCGCTTTTGGAACTGCTGGTATAGAAATTTTTGGTGAAGGATATGGTCTATTTACTGCAAGTGGCGATGCTTCATTGAATACAAATAGATTAGCAAGTGATGGCGATACTGTTAAATTTTATCGACAGACAAGTTTGGTTGGTTCTATCTCTGTCACTACAACATTAACAAGCTACAACGTAACTTCAGACTATCGACTGAAAAACACCATTGCCCCAATGACAGGCGCATTAGCTAAAGTGGCATTGCTTAAACCTTGCACTTACAAGTGGAATGTTAATGGCTCTGATGGCGAAGGCTTTATTGCTCACGAATTAGCTGAAGTTGTGCCTCATGCAGTTACTGGTGCAAAAGATGCAGTAGATGCCGATGGCAACCCTGTTCACCAAGCCATTGATGTTTCATTCTTAGTGGCTACATTGACTGCGGCTATTCAAGAACAACAAGCAATGATTGAATCACTACGTCAGCGTCTTTCTGCCGCTAATCTTTAAAAGGAAAATATCATGTCAGTAACTTGGACTATCTCAACCCTAGACCGCAACACATCCAACGGCTTTGTAACCACTGCTCACTGGCAAGCCACAGCAGTAGATGGAGAACACACGGCATCCATCTATTCCACTTGCTCATGGGCAGATGGCACAGTCAACACACCTTATGACCAACTGACACAAGAAACTGTGCTTGGATGGGTGTGGGCTAATGGTGTGGATAAACAAGCCACAGAAGATGCTCTGGCGGCTAATATTGCTTTGCAGAAGAACCCTGTTACTGCTACTGGCACACCTTGGGGTCAAGCATGAAATTAGAGTTAGACGTTAACGAGATTAACTTTGTATTGCAGACTCTTGGTGAGTTACCAAGTAAGTCAGGCGTGTGGCCTTTGATTCTTAAAATAAAAGAACAGGCTGAAGCGCAAGTACCTAAAGAAGCTGAAAATGGATGAGACTCAAGCTAGGCTAAACAGCCATGAGCAGGTCTGCACACTCAGATATGAGATGCTGTGCGCCCGAATCAAAAGGCTAGAGAACGTCATCATGGCAGCCTCTGGTGTCATGCTTACAGGGATGGGTGGGATTATCTTTGCGATGATGAAATGAAAGATTGGACTGTAGCTGTAACAAGCGCAGTCCTTTTTTGTATGACTGTCATCTGGTGTTTTTACATCATCGTTTGGGCTTTGTCGTGAGATGGATAGCAGCACTTGTTCTTGTTCTTGCACTTCACTCTGCGGCTAAAGACCTATGTAGTGTGCGAGAGTTTTACAATATTGCTTTTCGTGTGCATGACCCATCATTGAGGCATCAACAAATGTCAATGTGGCTTACGAACAATGCAAAGTTTTGCTCAACCCAAGACTTGTCAAGCATTTGGAATAACTTAGCGAGTTGGGCTGGTACAGCAGACTCCTCTGAAATTAGAAGCAAGATTATTGAAGGCTACCGCAATGCGGAAATAAGAGAAAAGAAATGATACCGCCTTTGTATAAATGGTATCCAATGGTGCAACCAGAGGGCTATCCGACTAAAACAGATGTGCTTGAGCGTAGGGCTGAAAAGATGACTGAAGACTACAAGCAAGCGTTAAAGATGAAGAAGATGGATGACAAAATTGATGCTCTTGAATTTGAGTTGTATGTAAAGAAGGCAGAACGCAATCAACTTAACCTAGAGATTTTTACTAACCGCAAAGTGGACTTATACGCATAATGGTTACAAAAAAACCCCCTGCAAAGGTAGCCCCTGTTAAAAGGCGTACACCAAAGCCAAAGGCAGAGCAGACAATCAATGTCACGATGGCTGCCCCTTCTGTCCCTTCTGCACCTAAACCAGAGGCTAAGAAAGACGATAGCACCCTTGGTAAAGTCATAGGTTTGATTGAGTGGGTAGATAACCCCTTTAAGCTGTTTACAGTTATCCTGTTGTCGTTCCTAGCGTTTGCAGGTTACTTTGCTTGGGATTCTAGGCAGGTCATCCTACAAGCCATTACGACTCAGGACAAGATGCCTCAACTGGCTAAACAAGAAGCACTCCTTACCCCTGCTCGTAGCCTACTTAAAGACGTAGATGGCGTAGTTTTATTGGTTCACAAAGCTAACCTAGCAACAAACTCACGCACTACTGTCTTGGCTCTTAACTCTGATGGCTCAAGAGAGAAGTCAATGGAAGGAACTGTAACTTCTTTGTTTAACGCATCAGCAGATAGAAACAGCGCAATGGTTGCTATGCTGAACGGAGAAGTTCTGTGTGAGGAGTTCAACCCCTCATCTAAGGTTGGTGAGTGGGGCGTTAAGCAAGGTGTTAAGTTCATGTGTAGAGGCTCTATCCCCCCAGACTTGGGTAAGTTTGCGGGGTATGTAGCGATTGGGTTTAAAGAAAAACCCGAAGATATTGCTGCCTTAAAGACTCGGATTAACTTGGCTTCAACTGATATGTCGGAGGAGTAACGTGGCTACTTTTTTACCTGCTTTTGAGCAAATGATGAAGGATGAAGGCGGTTATGTCCTTCACGATGTTGAGGGTGATACTGGGGGCATGACCTACGCAGGTATTGCTCGTAACAAGAATCCTCAATGGGATGGTTGGGCATTGATTGACAGAAAAGACTTTGGTGGTGCTACGCCACTAGTTCGTGAGTTCTACAAGCGTGAGTTCTGGGACAAGATGCGAGGGGACGAGATAGCCTCACAGGAGGTCGCCAGTAGCATTTTTAACTTTGGGGTTAACGCTGGTATGTCTATGGCTGTAAAGATTGCTCAAATCGTTGTTAATGCCACTCCTGATGGTGGTATGGGTGCTAAGACCATTGAGTTGTTAAACAATCAGAATGGTGGAGACTTTCGTAAGTCTTATGCTTTAGCCAAGATTGCCAGATACGCTGAGATTTGCAATAAGAACAGAACGCAGTCTAAGTTCTTGTTAGGTTGGGTTAATCGTACATTGTCAGGACTGAAATGAACTTACTTAATATTTCCTCAATCATTGACTCTGTGGGTAAGGTAGCAGGGGACTTAATCACAACTGACAAAGAGAAAATGCAGTTGGAGATTGAGAACAGGAAGCTAGACCAAGCCATTGACATAGCGCAAATTCAAGTTAACAAGGAAGAAGCCAAGAGTTCTAGCTTGTTTGTGTCTGGGTGGCGTCCTGCGGTGGGGTGGATTGGCGCAGCAGCCCTTGCTTATCAGTTCCTGTTATATCCGATACTTGGATGGGCATGGAAGTGGCTACAGGCTATGAGTTACGTCCCTGCTGAAATGTCTCCTCCTCCGCTACTAGATGCTGAACAACTGTGGGTTATGTTGTCTGGAATCTTGGGTATAGCGGGGATGAGAACATTTGAGAAACAAAAGGGTGTAGCGTCTAAGTAGCGTTAGCAAATTCGTACCACAGAACGTAAAAGTCTTTGAGAAATTGAAGACCATTACCTATCTTGACGCACTTACCTAAAGCGACTTGGAAAACATCTCCAACTTCAGTTTCTCCGTCTGTGTTACCAATGATGACTAACACAGTAAATTTAGGCACTTGAGCAAAAGCCTTGAGTAGCAATTGCTGACCAGTAGCCATTTTCTCGTTAGGTTTCTTCCATTCTCCGATTAGGAAGTGTCCCCTTCTCTCGCAAATCATGTCTATATTGCTAGGCAAGAAATGCGAGTTACTAGGAATCAAACCTTGGAAGTCTCGGAAGTCAGTATGAGTTGCATACTGATTTCTCATAGTGGTGATGGTACTCATTGCTCGTCCGCAAGCTAAAAAAGCCTTTGCACAACTTTCCCATCGTAATCAAAAAGGTGCGTCTTCATCAAAATCTTTTGGAGAACGCTTTGTAGGCGACTTGGTTTCTTTTTGGTCTTTAGCTTTGATAGATAAAGACATGAACTTAGCCCCATCTTTGCTTTCTTTTAACCATGCGCTAATCCAAAAATCTACACCTTCTACATTGAGTGAGCCTTTGTAGTGAGGAAACTTCTCATCATCTCTGCGTTCATTCTTAAATAATGCGCCTCTGTTTTCATTATTGTATTCCATGATTAACCTTTAGCCTTTTTGATAGAACTTCTTACATTACTTGGCATCAAGCCCCACAAAGCTACCTTCTGGTCTGCTTCTAGGTTTTCTTGTTCCAACCTTACCCAAGCTGCCTTGGGGTCTTTCTCACAAGTAGCAATCAATTCAACTGCTAATTCGTCAAGATACTTTAGTATTTCAATAGGTAACTCATCTCGTATGCCTTGTGCTGGCGTGATGATTACTGCCTCTTTAATTGGTGCAGAGGAATCCAGAGCGTCATGCTCAACAATCTCCATAGCTGTAACCCATAGGTAGCGTCTGGTGTATGTCTCGACTGCGCCTAAGTTCTGGATAGGATGGCAACCCTTTAGATTAGCCTCTGCCATTGGGCTAGTGATGACAAGGCTAGTGCCATCGTCTGTATCTGTAATAGTCAGGCTTGCTATCTCAGAATCGTAGGACACTACGCCACACAGACCAACTTCATTAAAGATTGCATTTATCTCTGGCATAAAGTCACCAAGTTCAAAGTAACTGTAACCAGCAAACTTATTGTGACCTGACTTCTTGAGATTTGCGTTTTGCAGGGCAATTCTTGCTTGCATTAACTTCTTGTGTACCATTTCATTTTCCTTTACTTAAATATTCTTCAATCATTGCTTCTTTGTCATCATCGTACAAATCTTCAAAAGGTACGAAGTGATTTTCTCCACAGCATGAGCCAGATGTTTTAGGCTCAGTACAGTAGCAGCAGTAGTCACCATGCGATAAATCCTTGATTGCGTCTTGTCTTGTAATCATTGGATTCTTTCGATAGGCTTTGCTACAAGCCACTTGTCACCCAACTGGCGTACTGACTTCACCCATTGCTTTTGGTAGCTTCTAATGACCTCTGGAGGGGCATCGTAGGTGCGGAATATCTTACGGACATGGGTTAGGTAGTGTGTGTTCATTAACCTCTCCAAGCCAGTAGTACACCGATACCGCCAAAGATAACGATGGCTAACACATACTCAACTAGCGTCTGAATAATCTTACTTTTCATCTTGATTTCCTTAAAAATACCCACTTACGTTTTGTTGTGGGCTGAGATGGATTGTAGAGAGTTCTTAACAGATTGCAAGATATTTATGTAGGTGTTTTCCCTAAAAACAACAAATAGTTTCTTTGCTATACTGTTTAGATGGATAAACAAACTGCTATCACACTTGCTGGCTCACAGAGTGAGCTTGCTAGAATACTTGGAATAGAAAGGTCTGCCGTTCACCAATGGAAGACCATTCCTCCGCTACGAATTTATCAACTAAAAGAACTCAGACCAGAGTGGTTCAAATGACACAAGAAGCAGTTATCAGAGCATTACAAAACGGCCCACTTACATCCTACCAACTAGAGGATTTAACAGGCATACCAAGATTGTCCATTGCAGCTTGTTGCACCAAGATGAGTTACAAGAAGAAATTAAAAATTGGAAAAATTAAGTTAGGACGTTCTTGGGTTTCTCAGTACACCCTAGAGCCACACATGATTGAGGCTCAAAAGGCCGCCAATGATGAGCCTTACAACAAGCTAAACCCTTTTGACATACGCAATGCCAGAGGTATCTTTTCTAAGGCTGAATATGCGGTAATGAACGCACAAGCTAAAAGATTGCTTGGCAGACAACCAACAAATGAAATTACTAATAATCAGTTTATCTAGTATAATGTTTTGAAACACGGCTAGGTTGGGAGTTGCTACCCAACTGAAAAGAGAAGTCTCCCCTCCTGCCGCAGTTTCTTTCTGGGAGAATTGGAACATGAGACAGCTATGCACTATTACCAGTTTAATATTGGTGACTACCACAGTCACACCTTGCACCTTTCCGAGATTGAGGACTTGACCTACAGGCGATTGCTTGATTGGTACTACTTACATGAATCTCCAATTCCTAACGACTTAAATGAAGTAGCTAGACAGATTAGGATGCGTTCGCATAGCGATTGCATTACGACTGTATTGCTAGAATATTTTGAGCGCACTCCAGACGGATGGGTTCACCATCGTGCTGATAAGGAAATTGAGAAGGTTGGCGAGAAATCTACTAAGGCAAGCAAGAGTGCCAAGATTAGATGGGATAAGGTTAAGGATGCGAACGCATTGCCAACGCAATCCGAACGCAATGCTACACAAGACACAGAACACACTACACATAACACAAAAGAAAAGAAGACACTCGGCAAACGCCTCGCTTCTGATTTTAGTTTTCCAAAAGAATGGGAAGACTTCTGCCAACAAACAAGACCAGAACTTAGCCCTGTTAAAACATTTGACCAGTTCAAGGATTACTGGATAGCCCAAGCAGGTCAGAAGGGCGTGAAGCTAGATTGGTTTGCTACTTGGCGTAATTGGGTGAGAAGCACTAACGCACCTAAACAAAATCCCTACGATGTTGTGAGGCTCACAGTTGCGTCAAAGAATGAGCCTGACCCTGCACTTGAGAAAATTAAATCTGATGACAAAAAGGCAGTTCCTCCATCTTTAGAAGTTTTGGCAAAGATGGCGCAATTGCGTAAGGTAAATGTATGAACAAGGAGAATTTAAATGAGTTGGCTCTTTTCGCAGGCGCTGGTGGAGGAATACTTGGGGGAAAACTTCTCGGATGGAGAACAGTCTGTGCAGTCGAATGGGAGCCATACCCAGCAAGCGTATTGTGCGCCAGACAAAATGACGGACTTCTCCCGAATTTCCCGATTTGGGATGACATATGCACCTTTGACGGAAATCCGTGGCGAGGAATTGTTGACGTTGTATCTGGGGGCTTTCCTTGTACCGACATTAGTGTCGCAGGAAAAGGCGCAGGTATTGATGGAGAAGCCTCAGGAATGTGGAAAGAAATGGCAAGGGTCATTCACGAAGTTCAGCCAAGATTCGTTTTCGTGGAAAACTCACCAATGCTCACTAGTAGGGGACTTGGACGAGTTCTTGGAGACTTGGCCCAAATGGGGTTTGATGCGAAATGGGGAGTGCTGGGAGCAGACTCGATTGGATTACCCCACAGGAGAGAACGAATTTGGTTGTTGGCTACCAACTCCAGTTACCAGTATGTGGCGAGGAGCAGCAAAAAAGAGGTTTTGGGGAAGCCAAGAATACAAGGGAAGTTTTACAACGGAGTGGGTAAGGACGAGCAGGGATTGCGCTCAATACTATCATCCGGATTATGCAGAACTTATAATGGACTTTCCGGACAAGTGGACAGAATTAAAGCCATTGGAAATGCACAAGTACCAAGAGTGGCTGCAACCGCATGGAGGATTCTAAGTGAAAGTTCTTCCAATTAACAATTTTGAAGTTGAGCCTTGGTTACTTGAAAAGCACTATGCCAAGCGTATGCCACAAATCATGTTTGCGTTTGGGCTTTACAAAGAGGACATTCTTGTTGGCGTAGCAACTTATGGAATCCCTGCTTCACCATCTCTTTGCATGGGAATCTGTGGAAAAGAATATACAGACAAAGTTTTAGAACTAAACCGAGTTTGTTTATTGGACAACCACAAAAACGAAGCATCATTCCTTGTTGCGAATTCAATCAAGTTATTGCCAAAACCTAGCATTGTGGTTTCTTATGCTGACACCAGTAAGGGTCATGTTGGTTATGTCTATCAAGCTACTAATTTTTTATACACAGGAATAAATGCAATTAGGGTTGATTGGGCAATTAAAGGGCAAGAGCATAAACACTCAAAAACTATTAGTGATGGTTTGACTTTAGATGAAATAAAACAATTGCATGGTGATGATTTTTACTATGTTGAGCGTTCACAAAAGCATAGATACATTTTGTTTCATGGCTCTAAGACTGACAAAAAAGTTTTGCGTTCTAAGTTGAAATACGAAGTGTTGCCATATCCCAAAGGTGACTCTCAAAGATACGACTCTGGAACAACTGTAAAAACCCAACAACTTTTATTTGTATGAGCCACTATGAAGCCATGAAACTACTGGACAAGGTGCGTGAAGGCGTACCCACACCACTACACCTGATAAACAAAGCATTGGAGTTAACTGGTGACTTACTCACGCAAGACGATTGAAAACCCTAGCGATAGAGTAATCCTTGAGCAAGCAGAGGCTCGTGAACTTTATCGTTCTTGGGAATCAAGTAAAAACTCAAACCTGATTAGAGCGAGATTAGAAAGAGCAGAACGAATATATGGAATTGGCGCAAGAGACAGAATAAGAGAATATATGAATAAAATTAAAGATGGGACGCTTTTATGATGCAGATAATGTTTACAGTTTATGGTGAACCAGTAGCCAAGGGAAGACCAAGATTTGCCAAGCGAGGAAACTACGTCCAAACTTACACTCCTGTCAAAACAAAAAGCTACGAAGATGAAGTGCGCCTCCTTGCTACAAAAGCAAAAGGCTCAGGAAGCACCCTAGAAGGCTCTGTAAGCGTTTTTATTTACATCTCCTTCTCAGTACCTCAATCCTACTCAAAACGCAAACGTGAGGCTTGTTTGTCAGGTGAGACAAAACACACTAAAAAGCCAGATTTAGATAATGTTGCTAAAGCCATTATTGATGGTATGAATGGGATTATCTTTAAGGATGATTCTCAGATAATAAATCTTCATGTAACTAAAGTTTATGCAGAAGTTGGAAAAGTAGAAGTTTTGGTGAGGGAAGAATGATTATCCATTTGTCAAGCACAGAACAGGCGAAAACCAGTATTCGCCACAATTGGGAAAAGATAACCAATGCTCTGGACTCAGGCAAACATCTGACGATGGAGATAAAGCTGGCAAGCAAAACTCGTGAGCAAGAGGAAAAGTACCATGCAATGATTAACGACATTGCCAAGCAAGCGCAGCATTTAGGTGCTAAGTGGTCAGCAGATGATTGGAAACGCTTGTTGGTTGACCAGTTTATGCGTGATGCTGGAGACTCTGGTGGCAAGGTAATTCCTAACCTTGATAGCACAGGGATTGTCCAGTTAGGGTTTCAGACTCGTAACTTCACTAAAGAGCAAGCAAGTGAGTTTGTGGAGTGGCTTTATTCTTGGTCAGCAAATAATGGAATAAATCTGTGACTAGGTATAAACACCTATGCTTTATTGTGTTTAGTTTGCTATACTCACGTCAGCCCTAGCAATTCGCAAGGGTACTTTTAAGGAATACAAAATGAAATACGAATTTGACACAACTACTGGCGAAGGTTCTGTAGTCGTTACTGTTGTGATGATATACGAGCAAGACGAAGAAGGCACTTACAACGAGAACATTGATGAAGTCTGGTTTGAAGGACGCAATGTCATGGGCATCTTTACTGATGCTCAGTTTAAAGAATTAGAAATTGAAGGGACAATGAGATTGTCTAGCCACTTACTTGCAGAAGCTGACCATGCCAAGATTATTGCTTACGAGCATGAGTAAGTTTTGGAAGTTAATTCTTGTAGGGCTGACTGCTTTCTGGGCAGCAGTCCTTTCTTTACTAAGGTTTTGGTATGACTGAATTAAGTTTATTTGAGAAAGCAATGGGATGGCGCAAGCGTCAGATGGTTACAAGCCAAGTTGATAGAAACGAAGTTTATGAAAAAATAAGGTCAGATACGCTTGAGGAAGTAGCTAAAGAGTTTGACAAAATGAAGCCATTTGGGGATACGGCACAGAGTTTTGCTACTTTTGTGCGAAACATGAAAACTTGTCCTCCGTGTCACGGAGACTGTAATCAAGGCAGAGATTGCCCTGCGAGGTCTGTATGAACCTAGAAGACATTATTCAAATGGCACAACAGGCAGGATTTGTTTGGCTTGGTGAATACCATTCAAACCTTGAAGACTTTGCCAAGCTAGTAGCACAGCATGAGCGTGAGGCTTGTGCAGATTTATGTAAAGAAATGTATTTGTCAGGTGACATGGATACTGGTCTGGCAGAAGAAGCTATCCTAGCAAGGGGACAAGCATGACTGAACCTATAGCATTTTTTGACCCGAACAAAGGGTTTTACTGGGCAAAACCAACAAAGATAACTGCACCCGTAACTGTTGATATTGAACCACTAGCCTTGTACGAACAGCGCACATGGGTTGGGCTGACGGATGAGGAAATAAAACGCATTGGTAAGTTGGATTTGGATAGCAATTATTTTGGACTTTGGTATGACTTTGCTAAAGCCATTGAAGCCAAACTAAAGGATAAAAATGAGAGTAAGAATTAGAAAAGACGCTGATGGTGCATGGAGTGTCGAGACTAAAAAATGGTATGAGTTTGATTGGACTTATCGCAAATGTATGCTTGGCGATAATGCAGAAAAAAGAGCCTTGGAATATGCTCGTCTGCTGCTAAACCCTGTAATCATAGAAATTACATGAATAACAGACCCAATAACAGGGAACGACTCCACTTGGCAAAGATTAAAGAAATGCCTTGTGGGGTCTGTAACGCTTCTGGGCCAAGCGATGCACACCATATTGTTCAGCATAATCAATACTTATGTATTCCTTTATGCAAAGACTGTCACCAAGGCCCGCATAATGGCATACATGGTTCAGCTAGGATATGGTCTGTGATGAAGTTAGACGAGATGAGTGTTCTAAATCTAACGCTTGCAAAACTTTTCAGATAGCGCACAATGGATGCACTCAGTTGCCATTGAGACTTTAGAGGGACTTGTTCCCTCTTTTTTTTTATGAGATAATAAATAAACTCCATAGGGATAACCATGTCTGGTTTACTTGAGCCATCCGTAAAAATTGAAATTGAGATACAAAGCCAAGAGAAAAAAGGCGAAGCGTGTCCAGTTGCCACAGGTGACGTAGAAGTCAATCTTGATTGTCGTCAGAAAGCCATTGACAAGGCTAACTACGGCCCAATGAATCCCAATGAGCCAAACGCTGATTACTGGCGTGACATTTCTAAGGCTTGGAGAATTTCACCTGCACAAGCTAAAAAGTCTCGTTGTGGAAACTGCGCTGCCTTTATCCAAACCCCTAAGATGCTTGCTTGCATTGAATCTGGTCTTGAGATGAATGGTACAGAGATGGATGCTTGGGAAGTCATTGATGCTGGCGACTTAGGCTATTGCGAAGTGTTTGATTTCAAGTGTGCTTCCAAGAGAACTTGTGAAGCATGGATTAGTGGTGGGCCAATAACCGAGGATGAATATGATGGGAACGACAAATCAACAAGCGATGGAAATGATGAAGAAGTATATGGAGAAGAAGACTAAACCTGCATCTAAGCCTATGCCTATGCGTGGAGAGCGTACTGCTAAAAACGCAGCAAAGAAAGCTAAAAAATGATGGGCTTGTACGCAAATATCGCTGCGAAGAAAAAGCGTATCGAGGCTCAAAAGGCTGCTGGGAAAACCCCAGAGCGTATGCGTAAGGTAGGCTCAAAAGGCGCACCGACTGCGGATGCGTTTAAGCAAGCAGCTAAGACTGCTAAGAAAAAATGATTAAGCGTGGTTCTGAGCAGTTTTCTGGCTATAACAAGCCCAAAGCTACTCCTAACCATCCTACTAAGTCTCACGCTGTTCTGGCTAAGTCTGGTGAGGATGTAAAGCTAATCCGCTTTGGTCAACAAGGGGCTAAAGGCTCACCTGATGGCACGAAGCGTAACGAAGCGTTCAAGGCTCGTCACGCTGAGAACATTGCCAAGGGTAAGATGAGTGCAGCGTATTGGGCTAACAAGGTTAAATGGTAACTAATCATGGCAGAACTAAGGGCAACTCCTTACGCTAACCCACTTACAGGGTTATCCAACGATGCTATCCAAGGCTTGCTTGCGTTTATGCAAGACAAGAGGCGCACTCAGCAATTGCAAGGTCTGGGTAATTTGTTGGAAAGCACAGGAATCCCTAAGACAGTAGAACGAGCAGCATACGCAGATAGTCCTAGAGGCTTGCTAGACGCATTGACCAACGTCAACAGGGCTAACGTACCATTGTTAAAGCCAGAGACTGCTGAAGCAATAATGAATGTTGCACCATTTATTGCACCTGCTGGTAGAGCCATAAATACTTCAGCAGCAGTAATTGGCAAAGCAATTGACCCTGCTGTTGGTAGATTTGTTACTAAAACCCTTGAAGGTGGTGGTTTACCTGCTGAGATGGTTCAAGCAATGGGTACAAATACCAGAAGCAATGTATTTCTTGAGACAAAACCCAAAACCCCTAATCCATTAGTTGGTTCAAGATATGAAACTGAATATATTGGTGGTCTAGCCCCTAAAACACCAACAAAGATTGAAGACGTTAAAGGTTCTAGTTTTATGATTCTTCCGTGGGATAACACCACAAGAAACATGAGGATTACAAGTGTCTCTGATGAGTTATTGCCAGAAGCTGTAATAACTGAAGGTGGTCAAGATTTCGCTAGATTGCTGGCAAACATAGAAAAAGAAATTGGTGGCGCATCTGGCGAATCAATAGCAAAAAGAATTATGGAAAGGGTAAAAACTGCCCAAAAGGAAAACTTAGCTGCTGGTGGCTCTGGGCAAGTATTTATGTTGCCTTCTACCATGTCAACTTATGCTGAGAACTTTTCTACAATGCCTACTGAGGTTTTGTTGCAGTTAATTAAAAAAGCTGATTTGCCAAAATCTCGCATTGACACCATAAACCAACAAATTAGAGGTTTTAAGGACGTTGATGGAAACCTAAACTTTACAGGTTTTAAAGGCATTGAAACAATTGAAGGACAAAAGCAATTGTTTACTGGTGAGGGTGTAAACGATACGGCTGGAGAATTAAGAAAAGCCTTTGTCAATAGGATGTATCTAAAAGACAACCAGAAGGCTATTGGTTTCAATGAAGAAGATTTAGTAAATGCTTTAACAGATGAGGCTTTGCGTGGTTTGCCTAGAGGTTATGCTGGCAATACCATCATTAGGGCAAACCCAGAAGGATTACTCACCCCATCAAGTCATAAGTCATACAGCACAAACTTTGCAGGTACTTATGGTGGCTCACTAGAAGGTGGTT